ATCCCAGGAGGAGAGTAATGAAGAACAAGAAGTTCTGGCAATGGAAAAACCAGAGCGAAGACGAAGGCAGAGCGAGAATCCTTGAGCTGTCGGGCACGATAGCCGAGGAGAGCTGGTTCGATGACGACATCACACCCGAGCAGTTCAAGGACGAGCTGCTCGCCGAAAGCGGCGAGGTGACCATCTGGATCAACAGCCCCGGTGGAGATTGCATCGCAGCAAGTCGCATCTACGCAATGCTCATGGATTATCCGGGAGCAATCACGGTGAAGATCGACGGGATCGCAGCAAGTGCTGCTTCGGTCATCGCGATGGCTGGCACAAAGGTGCTCATGGCGCCCACTGCCTTGATGATGATCCACAATCCCATGACGCTCGCCTACGGCAACCATCAGGACATGCAAAAGGCCATCGGTATGCTGGACGAGGTGAAGGAAAGCATCGTCAACGCCTACGAGATCAAGACGACCCTCACCCGGGCGAAGATCAGCCACCTGATGGACAACGAGACGTGGATGAACGCGAAGAAGGCCATCGAGTTTGGCTTCGCCGATGCGATCCTCGAGGACGCGAAGAAAGCGTCCAATGAGGCATCGTATGCATTCTCAATGCGCACCTCGCAGCTCTCACTGATGAACAAGATCACCGAAACCTATGCAATCGCAGAAGACCAGGAGCCACCTGAGGAAGGCACAACCGGGCTTAACGAGCTCGAGAAACGACTGAATCTCATCAAACCCCAATAGGAGAAAACACAATGGGAAAGATCAACGACATGCGTGCACAGCGCGCGAAGACCTGGGAGCAGGCGAAGGCATTCCTCGACTCCAGGCGCAACGACAAGGGCATCCTGAGCGCCGAGGATACCACCACCTACGAATGCATGGAAGCCGAGATCGTGGATTTGGGCCACGAGATCGAACGGCAGGAGCGCATCGAGGCGTTCGAGCGTGAGCTGAACGCTCATGTGGGCTCTCCAATCACCAGCCGCCCTGATGGAGCACAGAAGGCTGAGAAGAAAGCAGGACGTGCTTCGGACGAGTATCGAAAGGCATTCTGGAACCACCTCAGACGCCGCGAGAACGCACCAGAACTGCGTAACGCATTGCAGGTGGGAACCGACACCGAAGGCGGCTACCTGGTGCCCGACGAATTCGAACACACCCTCGTGACAGCGTTGGAGGAGGAGAACCTGTTCCGCTCAATTGCCAGGATCATCCAGACTGCCAGCGGAGACCGAAAGATCCCCATTTCCGCATCCAAGGGCGAGGCGGCATGGATCGATGAGGAGGGAACGTATCCTGAGAGCGATGACAGCTTCGGGCAGGTGACCATCAGCGCCTACAAGCTGGGTACGATCATCAAGGTCTCCGAGGAGCTCATCAACGACAGCGTGTTCGACATCGAGTCTTACATCGCCACCGAGTTCGCCCGCCGTATCGGAGCCAAGGAAGAGGCAGCGTTCTTCACCGGGGACGGATCGGGCAAGCCCCTGGGAATCCTTGCCGCATCTGGAGGGGCTCAGATCGGCGTCAACGCGGCATCCGCGACCGCCCTGAATGCCGATGAGGTCATCGACTTGTACTATGCGCTTCGCTCTCCGTACCGCAAGAACGCGGTGTGGCTGACCAACGACGCCACCGTCAAGGCACTTCGCAAGCTCAAGGACGGCAACGGGCAGTACATCTGGCAGCCCTCGCTGACTGCAAACACCCCCGATACCATCCTGTCCCGTCCGGTGAAGACCTCGGCTTACATGCCCGAGATCGCAGGTGGGGCCAAGACGCTGGCCTTCGGGGACTTCTCGTACTACTGGATCGCCGACCGCCAGGGACGTACCTTCAAGCGCCTGGGCGAACTGTTTGCTCCGACTGGACAGGTGGGCTTCCTGGGCTCTCAGCGTGTGGATGGGCGACTGATCCTTGGCGAGGCCGTCAAGGTCCTGCAGCAGAAGGCCTAAGGGAGGTTATTGATGTCATATAACACCAAGAACTACCGCGAGCAGGGCGGTGAGAAAACTGTAATCGGCGGCGAGGTGATCCTCGCTGCGAATGCGAAGGTAACCATCGATCCTGCGGCGATCATCGAAGGGCTGCCCAGTGGCAGCATCAATGCCGCTGCCAGCCAGGCAGACAGCACGGCTACTACCATCGAGGATCTCGTGGTGGATTTCAATGCACTGCTGGCCGCCCTCAAGAGTGCGGGCCTGATGGCCAGCTGACAGTAAACGGATTCCAAGGATTTTTGGGGGCATCCCGGTGAGAGCCGGGGTGCCCGTCATTTCGATGAAGGAGGAAGCGCATGATCGCCAGCATCGCCATGTTCAACACCTACAGCGGCAACTTCGAGGACTCGAGCGAGGCCGTGCTGCTCAAGGGCTCCTTCCTCTGTACTGCCGAGGATATCGTGTCCTCGTATTTGGGCTTCGATCCGAAGCAGCAGGAGTATGCCGACATCGCCGTGCTCGGGGACCGGATCCAGGCGCCTGTACCTACCCTGTCGCAACATCACCGTTGTCCAAGCGCTCACCGTGGGGACGGCAGCTGTGGACACATCCCTGGTAGCCGCATGCGACGACCATATCCGTTTTGTGGATCACGCCACCAAGTTCCCCGTCGGGGAGGACAATATCCGCCTCAGCTACACCGCGGGATGGGACGCACAGGAGATGCCTTCGGTGATCGTCGTCTCGATCCTGCGCATCGCCACGCTCATGCTCAGCGAGACCGGGGGCAACATCGGCCTGACGGGCAAGAGCTTCGCGGACAACAGTCGCACGTTCGTCAATTACAGCAACTACCGCAAGTACCTGCAGCCGCTGGACAGCTTGCGCATCCTGGGGTTCTGATATGTTTGAGAGACGGAAACGATACAGCACCGAAAGCGTATCGGTCGAGACGGACCTGGCTGAAGCGCTCTCCTACCTCGAGGGTCTGGGGGCGAAGCGGCACAAGACGATGCGACGTATCCTGGGCGGCATCGGTACGGCCGCAAGAGCCCAGGTGCGCAAGGCCTACAAGTCCCACGGGCTCTCAAAGGGAACCGGGGCGCTGTACAAGAGCATCAGCCGCCGCGTGATCCGTAGCGGCAAGGCCGTCATTGTCGAGGCGAAGGCCTCATCGGATAAGACCAAGGTATTCTACGGCTACGCACTGGCCAAGGGAGCTCGGATCACTGCCAAGGACGGCGGGTACCTGACCTTCCAAAAGGACGGCAAGTGGGTGCGGGTGCACTCGGCGAAGCTTCCCGAGCGCGACTTCGTGGCCGCTCCGGTGAAGAAGTACCTGAGCACGACGGCCTTCAAGACGAAACTCGATCAGCTGGTACAGCGGGAGGTGGCGCGCATCGAAAAGGAGAGTAAACGATGATAACTGAGATGCAGGTGCTTGAAAGGCTCAAGACAGTGATTGCCACTGATTTGATCGGATTGCAGGAGAGCGAAGAGGGGATTTCCATCGAGCACTTCGACGATAAGAACATAGAGATCGATTTTCCCGATGTGGACAGCATGCGGCGTCCCACGATGCTCTACATCCAACCCGATTATGAGAACCTGGAGCCGCTAGGAATGCATAGCGACCTGGCCACCATGCGCGCAACCATCTTTCTCCTGTGCAAGAGTGCGCCCAACGCGATTCTGGTCAAGCGTGTATTCGCACTGTATGGAGCCCTGTACCTGCTCCTACGAGGGGACCCCACGCTGGGAGGATTCATCGAGGACGCGCGCATCACCGACATGGACTACTACCCGGCCGTCACGGCAAGCACGACGGTCACCGCCATCGAGGCAAGCATTGATTTGCAGTGGTCCAAGGAATTCTAAACAAGAGAGGAAACGCATATGGCATTTTACACAGGAACGGGATCGCGGCTGCAGGCAGGCAAGGAAAGCTCCTTCGCCCAGGCCGCCAGTCCCACGACTCTGGTCGACCTGACCAGTGAGAGCATCAAGGTGGCCGTCGAGAAAGGTGACGAGGGCTCGCTGCTGGGAAGCAAGACCGCTACTAACCGGGATCTTCTGGCGGTTACGGTGGAGGGCTCGGTGAGCTTCATCCTCCGACCCGAATCGGCCGGTCTCATCCTGCACGCCGCCCTGGGGGGAGAAGACACCTGCACCCAGGTGGGAGAAACGGATGCGTACACCCACACCATCGGTCTTTGCGATGTGAACGAAGCCCTTCCCAGCCTCACCTTCACCATTGATCGCAAGGCGGCTATCAAGCGGTATGTGGGGTGCACCATCAGCGCCCTCAGCCTGGATTGCGCGGCCGGCGATTACGTGAAGGGCAGCATGGACCTCAAGGGGACCACCGAAGAGAGTGGAAGCATTGATGAGGCATTGAAGAGCTTCTCCATCCCCTCGTACCGGTGCACCAATGCGACCTTCACGGTCAGCGGCACAACGTACGACATCACCAGCGCATCGCTGAAGATCGACAACGCGCTCGAAAGCTCCCCACGCACCTATGCCTCGGGCCTGTACGCAGGACAACCGCAGCATGGAAAGAGAGCTGTGACCATCAACTTCGAGATTCCCTACAGCGCCGAGGTGGAGACACTCAAGAGCTCGTACCTGACCAGCGAGGAAAACGCTTCTGTAGAGCTGACCTTCTCTTCCCCTTCGGCGGGACACAGCATCACCATCACCCTCTCGCATGTGGCGATCAGCGAGGTGGATGCGAATGTCGGGGGAACGGGCATACTCAGCTCTACCGTTGCAGGCGAGGCACTCAGTGTGGGCACCGAGGAGCCCATCACCATCGTGATCACCGACAAGATTTCGACACCCTACGGAGGATAACAGCCATGTTTATCAAGACAAAACATTATGACGCGTGCATACAGAAGGTACGCATCGAAGTGGGAACACTGGTGGGCCTCAAGGCCGACGACGAGGCATACATCGTGCTCAAGGAGCTGCCCACCTTGGAGATGCTCAAGCTGAAGGAAGCCTCCGAGCAGGGGGAGAATCAGACGCTCACCCTACTTCGCGACCTGCTTCCCTCGATCCTGGTTGATCACAATTTCTACGAGGATGCGGATGCCAAAAAGAAGATGGACAACCGCGAAGTTGCCTCACTGGTGTTCGAGTCGCTGGATCTGACGGTGAAGGTCGTCAACGAATACACCCATGCCGCTTTTTTTTCCCGTGCGGACGCGAGCGGAGGCAGATCGCATCCCTCTGCACAGAAGTCTTCAACGGAAGGCGTAGCGTCGAGCTCTACGCCGAGTACGCCCACTGGCTCTTCTACATAACCGATATCTATCTGCCATGCTGCGATTCTGAAAGCGGGGACTTCAGGCATTTGCCATTCGCCGGCAGCCTCATGGACCAGCCGTACATGA